ACCCCCCGCTTATGCTTGCATAATGGCCCGTGGTGCTTACGAAACAACCTTCGGAAATCCGTTTAAAGCCGACGCAGTCACGGTCGTAAGCCTTCCCTTAAGGCCTATCTCCGGTAATGTACAGCCGAAGCCGCCGCCGAACCAGTCAAAGACGTACACGTCGCCGTACGTATACCCGCCGCCCTTCCAGAGCGCGTCGGAGTTACACGCCGCGTCGCAAGTTTCCTCGGCGCCGAGGCCATAGTACCCGCTCGCTCCTCAACAAAACGTCACAGAAGAAACGTGATGTCCTCCAGAACTGGACCAACATCAATGGAGACGGCTCCCCACCTGATAACGCCAACTATGTACCATCTGGTGCAACTATCGATGGCAATCCTGGTACTTGGACAACTATGGTCTTTTGCCCGACTGCTCGCTCTTCAGAGGACCAGCAGGGTGCCCTTGGCTCCAAGGCAAATACCACTGTCCGCACCTCAACAACGTGTTTTATGCGTGGATATAAAGAAACCACGCGTGTCGCAACCATTTCTGGAAGAGGATGGCAATGGAGACGTATCTGTTTTACAATGAAGGGCGACGCCCTCAATGACGGGAATCAAGATCCCGACACCTCTCTCGTATTCCGCGAGAACTCGCAGGGTTACACTCGCCTAATGTATCAACAAACGAATGGTGTGGCCGAAGGACTCATCTTCCGCGGAGAGCAAAATGTTGATTGGTCCGACCCCCTCATCGCCCAGACTGACAGCCACCGCGTTACCATCTTAAGCGACAAACTCTATAATATCCGGTCAGGCAACTCTGATGGTGTCACACGCACCTACAAAAATTGGTATCCAATGAATAAGAACCTCGTTTACGAGGATGATGAAGTTGGGAATCAAATGAACCCCTCTGCCTTTTCGACAGAAGGCAAGCCAGGAATGGGAGACTATTACATTGTCGATATTCTAAGGGCTAACCGAGGCTCTACCTCCACCGACACTCTCACTTTCGAACCCGCCGGTATCATCTACTGGCACGAGAAGTGAGGTTGTCACTTCGACCAGGTCGCAGTTGCCTAGGATCCAGTCGTGGTCCACCCCCTCGTCGCACAGAGGGTTTGTGTTGCTTATGTAAATGGACGGCCTCCCCCAATGAATCAGTTTCTTCCCCTTGTACTTGTCTGTAGCCCAAAACTGTGACTGCGCCCCCAACCAGAACTTGTAAGAATGAAAGAATTTCAAACCACCCTGCATATCGTCGAAAATGGCATAGTCGACGTCCTCCAATGACTCATCGAGGCTGAATAGTCCTCCAAAATATGCGTGTCTGCCTAACGCACGGGCCCACACTGTCTTGCCTAACCTAGTCGGCCCGTATATGATCAATGATCGTCGTCTTCCTGCTTTACACGGTTAGCAATGAGGCGTCCGCGCGGCGGAGCGAGCGCGTGACTAGCCGTAGCACAGCGTAGATCATACCCAAGTCAAGAATGTAGAAAAAGCGTTCACTAACCAGATTGATGTCCCTCCAGATTGTGTGATACCCAAGCAGATAACTCTGGGTACGCTGTTGTATCAAACGATAATCCACTAGGATGCTCGTACGCAGTGGGGATGGGTCGATATCTCCAGTCTGCGTAGCATCTGAGGCTAGTAAAGGAACACAAAAGTGCCCGTGGAGCCAATGCCTTGCAAGCCTCAAAAAACTCCTCTCGAGTGTCTGCCAGGAGAATTTCAGCCCATGGCCCGCTAGACTTAGGAACATCAGTTCCGAGGCTGCTGATGTCGAGTCCTCCTGCGACAACGTCTCCTTCCTTCGTTGCATAAGTTGCACCCTCTTTCGGTTTGCTGTAGCCGCGAACGATATTTGGATGGCATCCGTCCACATCGAATACACGGACATTTCTTGACTCAAACTTCCGTTCGAACATGAAGAAAGCATGGAGATGAAGTCCTCCATCAGCGTGACTTTCTCGTCCAATGATACACTCCGCTCCAAGTTCTCCAAGCATCGATACAATGCGCCACGGGTCGAGTTCTCCGCACTGGGGGTATGTAAGAAGGCCATATTTCGCCGCAAATCGGAATGGCATTAGCGTGTACACTGTTGAGATAGATTAATGTTATTCTATCTCAATAGTGGCAGTGGCACCCACTCCACTATAAATACCCCCTCTACCCCCCGCTTATGCTTGCATAATGGCCCGTGGTGCTTACGAAACAACCTTCGGAAATCCGTTTAAAGCCGACGCAGTCACGGTCGTAAGCCTTCCCTTAAGGCCTATCTCCGGTAATGTA